ATGGAACCATTAGCTGTACCAGCTGTACCTGATGTGAGGCTAGACAAAACAAATCTTTTGTGTTTGAAGAGAGTAAACAGATCGCTATTTACATCTCGGAGTCCATCAATGGCATCACCATCATACCATGTGGTTGAATTGCCATTCTGGAGAAATTGTTGGAGTTGAGCCAGATTGGGGGCAGTGACTGCTGACTTCAGTCGGTAGATATACACGTCAGCATAGTGAGCATTAGCTGTACCAGAAAATGCTGTAATTGAAAAGCGGAGCATTGCTCGTTTCAATTTTAATCGATTACCAATACGATTACCCTGGCCTGTACCTTGGGCAATACTTGGAAGAAGTGTATTCACACCAGCCTGATCCATTATATTTGTATAGGCTTTTTCTTCAGTTGTGTGGGAAGCACGCTTATTTTCCGCTTGATTGGCGATGGCACGTCTGACGTATCGCCTGACTTTTTTTGGAACATAAGCTGTACGGCGCTTAAAAGTGCGTTTATAAGTGCGCCGACGTTTGTAAGTAAGTTTCTTACGGTTGTACATTTCATTTAAAAAATGAAATTTGAGGGTGGCACTGGGGTGGGCGGCACTAAAGTGGTCTAGGTAATAGAGGACTAGACCACTTTGTCAGTGTTGATGTGTAGATACGATTCCTGCTCCCGCCCCTTACCAATCAGTGGGGTGCCTTGTTCCTAACTCCGCTCGCTTCGCTCGCTGCGCGTCGCTTCGCTCCTTGCCAGAACTCAGTGTAGTGATGTGCAGTCTTGGGCCCCGTCACCGGGACCCGCCTTCTTTTTTGCGAGTGTATGTTTTCAGTTTTGACTCTTTAAGATACTTTTCCTGGGACTTTCTCCGGAAAATTCGTGTGGTGGGGAGAGGCCCTAAAAATGAGTGGTTCCCAGTCATTATTTTGAGATGTCCAAGTCAAACAGATTCTGCTTTACCAAGAACAATTACACCGACATTGATGTCGCGTTATTGAATGACGAGAATGTTTGGACTAAGTTCAAGTATGTGTGTTTTGGGAAGGAAGTGGGTGAGAATGGTACTCCCCATCTTCAAGGTTACTTGGAGTTCGAGAACAATACCAAGTTGAGAATCAGTGCAGCTCAGACTCGTATCCAAAATCTAGGATTGGTTGGATATCACATGGAGATTGCAAAGGGTACTGGTTTACAAAACATTACCTATTGCTCCAAGGATGGGGATTTTACTGAGCATGGCGAGAGACCTAAGGGGCAAGGTAAGCGGACTGACCTGGATGAAGTTTGCGCAGCAATTCAGAATGGTGACAATATGTCGGAATTAATTGACAAGTTTCCTTCTCAGGTTGTGAAATTCCGAAATGGTTTAGAGTTCCTTATCCAGGCAAAGCAGCCCCGACGCTTCTTCAAGACGGAGGTCTGGTGGTTGTGGGGCCCTACTGGTACTGGAAAGTCCCGATGGGCATGGGACCAGGCCCCGGATGCTTACATGAAGTGCTCGAGCCACAAGTGGTGGAGTGGCTATATTGGCCAGGAATCGGTGATTATCGACGATTACCGGCCTTGCAAAGAGATGCCTTTCAATTTCATGCTGAACCTCATGGACCGCTACCCGCTATCAGTAGAGACCAAGGGTGGGATGGTCGAATTTGTGGCCAAGAAGATTTACGTGACAAGCCCGTATTCTCCAGACAAAATTCTAGATCATCTCGAATGGATTGGGACGGAGCAGAAGGAGCAGTTTCTGCGCCGTGTGGATCACCAAGTGCAGTTTCCGCAATTGGCGATGATGTTTATGGAGAGACAGACACAGAATTAGATTGTTGGGCTGAATTCTTTAATTAAGAATCTTCGAATTCATAGTCGATACACATATTGTATTCACCATAGCTACCTATGTAGAGGCCTTGCATATCGGTCGCGGCTACCGACATATACAGACCTACGTTGGATGGAAGTACAGAAGTTGCATCCTCATAGATCCAAGTCTTCTTATAGTACTTAGTGATATCGAACTTCCATGTCCGAGTTGGCGGAATGGAACCATTAGCTGTACCAGCTGTACCTGATGTGAGGCTAGACAAAACAAATCTTTTGTGTTTGAAGAGAGTAAACAGATCGCTATTTACATCTCGGAGTCCATCAATGGCATCACCAT